CCTTAGCAAGATGCACAACGGCTGTATTCTTTGTGGTGGGGTGGGGAGCGGTAAGTCTATTACATCTCTTTCCTATTACAAGAAGACAGCACCGAATAGAAAATTATATATCATCACAACAGCCAAAAAGCGTGACGAAAAGGACTGGGAAAAGGAGATGGCGGTATTTTCTGGCATGGAGGCGGTTATTGATTCGTGGAACAACATAAAAAAGTACATTGGTGTGAGTGGGGCTTTCTTTATATTTGACGAGCAGAGGGTGGTTGGTAAGGGAGCCTGGGTGAAGGCTTTCATACGAATTACGGGTAAGAATCAATGGATCTTGCTTAGCGCTACCCCAGGGGACACCTGGATGGATTATATTCCTGTCTTTGTGGCTAACGGGTTTTATAAGAACAGGACTGACTTTATAAGACGTCATGTTATCTTTAACAGCTTTACTAAGTATCAAAAGGTGGATAGATACGTTGAGCAGGGGCGATTGCTGCGTCTTAAAAAATCTTTGCTGGTTGACATGGATTACAAAAGACCGGCAAGAAGGGAAGAACGTAAGATTGATGTTAAGTATGATAGGGCTGCTTATAAGGAACTTATGAAGAACCGGTTTAACCATGAGAAGAACCGTCCTATGAGAAACGCATCAGAGCTTTGTCAGTGCCTTCGTAAATGTGTGAATCTTGATGCAACCAGACTTGAGACCGTTAAGCATCTTGCGAGCCTTCATAGAAGAGTAATTATATTCTATAACTTCAACTATGAGCTTGATGCTTTGATGGGGCTTGGGTTTGATAAGGTCGCCTGCTGGAATGGGTATACGCATGACCCTTTGCCTGAGGGTGATGACTGGGTTTACCTTGTGCAGTATACCGCTGGTGCTGAAGGATGGAACTGTACTGCTACGAACGTAATTATATTCTTCTCCCTTAACTATTCGTACAAGATTATGGAGCAGGCTCGTGGACGAATAGACAGGGTAAATACGCCTTATAAGCACTTATACTATTACAGCCTTGTGTCTAAAGCACCTATTGATCTTGCAATCATGAGAGCTTTGAAACAGAAGAAAAAGTTTAATGAAAAACGATGGATTGAATTAAAGCGATAGCGGAAAGGAGCAGTGGTCGATGAGAACTTATTTGATGTTTAATAATTTGGGTAAAGTGATTCGTGACGCTGGCTTTGATTTAACATACATTGCTGGTGTTTGTGGAGTAAGCAAATCGTCAATGGGCAGATACTGTAATGGCGACTCTATCCCAAACATGGAGGTCGCTCTTAAGATTTGTGATGCTACAGGCTATGGCTTCTATGATATTTGGGGCAAGCCTTATGAAGCAATCAGGAAGAAATTTTATGTCCCTGAGAAAATTGGTTATAAGATTCAAAGCAGATACCATAATAACCTTGAGTACTTTCGAAATATGAAGGGCTTTAGTGTGAACTTTTTAGCGTTTCGTTGTGGGATTAGCTATAGAAGCATGAATCGATATTTGAGGAGAGAAACGATTCCTAACGTTGCTGATGCGATCGTTTTGGCTACCGCGTTAGAAACGACGGTCTATGATTTGTTCGAAAAGGACTATTTAAATGTGTAATCTATGTGTAATTTATGTGTAATCTATGTGTAATCATAGGTAGGCGAATCTGGGAATGTGTAATCTATGTGTAATTTTGAGAAAAGTTTTGCCAAATCTGGGAAATTGAAATTGTCCCACATTTGTCCCGTACTTCCCACATTTGGCAGAAAGTTGCAGATGTGCCAACATTTAATTCCCAGATTTGCCTCGGCCTTAGAGGGCTTAACCATGCGCTCTAAGGCTATTTTTTACTTACAAATTTCGGAAAACACCCTTAATAACGGGAAGGAAAAAATTAAAGTTTTATAAAAGTTTTAAAGGCCAAAATTGCAGATTTGGCAAATCCCACTTTTGCCCAATTATATTCTCCACAAAGTCTTAGACTCGTAATTAAATCAACCCTTCTTATAGGAGGGAAAGAGGAGAAATACCACTTTCTCAAATTTTTGATTAGGAGCTGTAACTTATGTTAGAAAGCAAATTCCAGTCTGATCTCATCAAAGAGATTGAAGACAAACTTGAAGGCGCGATAGTTCTTAAGAACGATCCCAATTATATTCAGGGCATTCCTGATCTGTCAGTTCTCTACAAGGGGAAGTGGGCAGCCCTTGAATGTAAGAAGAATGGGAAAGCGTCACATCAGGCAAACCAGGACTGGTACGTCGAGCGAATGGACAACATGTCTTTCGCTCGTTTTGTTTTCCCAGAGAACAAGGAGGAGGTCTTAGATGAACTTCTTAGATTTTTTACTTGTGGGTCGTGAGCACGCTTTTCTCTCTCCGAGTTCAGCAAAGACATGGCTCGGCAAGGATAAGGAATACTTGAAGAAGAAGATCAAAGCTGACCAGGCAAGATTCATTGGAACCAAGAAACATGAAATCGCAGAGTGGGATATCAAGCTCCGTATGAAAAGGCCTAATACGCCTAACACGTTTAACATGTATGTAAACGATGCTATAGGTTATCGAATGGAAACTGAAGTCCCGTTAAAGTATTCGAAGTGGTGTTACGGCACTGCAGACGCATTATGTTTTAGAGATGGTCTTCTTAGGATTCATGACCTTAAGACAGGTACGACTAAGACTTCGATGGATCAGCTTGTTGTGTATGCGGCATTATATTGTCTGCAGCATGACATCACACCAAGCGATATCCGTGTAGAGCTTAGAATCTATCAGTCAGGTGACGTGCTTGTGCATGAACCGGATCTTGATGAGATTGTACACGCCATCGATTATATTAAGACTGCTTCTAAATGGTTAGACGAAATTATGGTTGAGGTAAACTGATATGGCTCATGTCGAACATTATGGTACTCCAAGACATTCTGGAAGATACCCTTGGGGTTCAGGCAAGAACCCTCAGCGAAGTAAGAACATGTATGGCAAGATCAGAGATCTCGAAAAGAGAGGTCTTAGCCAGACAGAGATTTACAAAGCTATGGGCATGAAGTCCTCAACTGAACTTCGTGCAAAGAAACAGATTTATCGTAATGAGGTTGTTAAAGAGCGTAACCTTGAAATCTTTAGGCTGAAGAATCAGGGCTATGCTAACACAAAGATTGGTGAGAAAGTAGGGCTTACCGAAGGTCAGGTTCGTAAAGTGCTTTCTCAGAAAGAGCAAAAAGAAACTAAGCTTGATACTCTTACCAATAGAGTTAAGAATGAAGTTGATAAGAAGAAGTACCTTGATGTAGGTAAGAATGTTGAAGCTGAGCTTGGGACTTCTAAAGAGAGTCTTAGAACAGCTGTAGAGATTCTTAAGAATCAGGGATACACGACTCACACCATTGATGTTCCTCAACAGACCAATCCTTCACAAAGAACAACTTATAAAGTTCTTACCAAGGATGATGTAACCAGAAAAGAAGTTTATGAGAATCGTGATAAGATTCAGTCTGTCAATGCTAAAGAGCTTAGAGATGATGTAAGTAATCTTAATATGAGACCGCCAGTCCAGATTGATCCAAACAGAGTTGCGATCAGGTATATGGAAGACGGTGGAATTCATAAGGATGGAGTCATTGAGATTAGACAAGGTGTTTCTGACCTTACTATTCCGAATGGTAGAACTTATGCACAATGTCGTATTGGTGTAGGAGGAACTCATTACCTTAAAGGTATGGCAGTCTATTCTGATGAAGTGCCTGCTGGCAAAGACATTATATTTAACACTAACAAACCAAAAGGAACACCAATGACAGATGTTCTTAAAGAGCAGAAGCTTGATAAGGATAATGTGTTTGGTGCTACTGTAAGACAGTATGGTCAAGATCCAAAGACAGGAGAATGGTCGCTCCTTAACGGTACTGATGCGCAGGCTAAGAAGCTTAAGCAATCACCAATTAACATTGTTAATGAAGACTCCGACTGGGAGAAGTGGAGTAAGAATCTGTCATCACAGTTTCTTTCAAAGCAGTATCCTGTCGTAGCTAAAGAACAGCTTAAGCTTACCTTCGATAAGAAGAAGAATGAGTTTGATGAATTATGTTCTCTTACTAATCCTACTGTTAAGAAGAAACTCTTACAGGATTTTGCTGATGGCTGCGATTCGGATGCCGTTGATCTTAAAGCGGCCGCTTTCCCAAGGCAATCAACTCATGTTATATTACCACTCACTAAGATTGGGGACAAGGAAGTATATGCTCCAAACTATGAAAATGGTGAGCAGGTAATGCTTGTTCGGTATCCTCATGCCGGTCCTTTTGAATCCCCTGTTCTTACTGTTAACAACAATAATGAGCAGGGTAAGAAACTACTTGGTCAGGCAAAGAAAGCTATTGGTATCAACTCTACTGTTGCTGAACAGCTTTCTGGTGCTGACTTTGACGGAGATACTGTAACCGTAATCCCAATGCGTGGCCAGCAACTCAAATCATCCAAACCGCTTAAATCTCTTGACGGATTCGATCCTAAAGTAGAGTATCGAAAACTTCCAGGAGATCCTGTTACTGGTAAGGATGATAAGTTTAACAAGCAGCGTGAGATGGGTGGAGTTTCCAATCTGATTACTGATATGACAATTAAAGGCGCGTCTCCTGCAGAGATTGCACGAGCTGTTAAACACTCAATGTGTGTAATTGATGCAGAGAAACACAATCTTGATTGGAAAAGATCAGAAGCAGAGAATGGAATTAAACAACTTAAAGAATTATACCAAGGAGGCGCTAATCGTGGTGCCTCCACTTTAATTTCTAAGGCAAGTTCTGAAGCTCGAGTTACAGATGCTAATGGAACGCCAGTAAAGCGTACCGAAGGTATTACTGTAGTAGACCCAGTGACAGGAAAGAAATCCCGTAGATACATCGACCCTGAAACAGGAGAGAAGTTGTATACGGAAAAAGTCACCCCATACAAAGTTACCGATCCAAAGACAGGTAAGGTAGAAATAAAGTATGAAGGAACCAAGTCCACCAAGATGGCAGAGGCTAAGGATGCTTATGAATTAGTATCCCCAGATAGAACCCGTATCGAACAAGTTTATGCTGATCATGCTAACAGATTAAAGAACTTAGCTAATCAAGCACGACTTGAAGAGCTTCGTACAGGGGATATCACTTATGATAGGACCGCCGCTAAAAAATATGCAAAAGAAGTAGAAGAGCTTAATTCTGCTCTTAGAATTGCAGAATTAAAGGCCCCTCAGGAAAGGCGTGCTAATGCCATAGCGGACGTTGTAGTTAAGTCTAAAATAGAGGATAATCCTGGTCTTAAGGATGACCGTGCTGAATTAAAACGTACCCGCGCACAAGCAATAGCTTCTGCGAGAGCAAGGCTTGGTATGAACAGGTATGACATCCCTATTTCAGACAAGCAATGGGAGGCTATACAGGCAGGCGCTATTAGTAAGACTAAGCTAGAGGCTATACTAAGGCGTGCTGATCCTGATCGTGTGCATGAGCTTGCTACACCTAAGACACAGAGAAAGCTGTCTGCTTCTACTGTATCACAGATTAAGTCTATGCTTAAGCGTAACTATACACAGGCAGAGATAGCTAAACAGTTTGGTCTGTCTGCTTCTACTGTTGCGCAGTATGCATAGCAACAACAGTTTAACATAGTTTGTTAGTAATGATGAAAGGAAGAATGATTGAATGATAGCTTTAACTACAAGCGATAATCCTTTCAATCCAATTACACAATTTGATGAATGGAATCAATTCGACTTTTCACATGACTACAATACTTGTGAATTGTTAGCCCGCTTTGCCAAAACATCGATTGATCTTTCACCAGCAGATTATGAATTGGAAATAGAGAACGCAATGGACAGGATTATTGGAATCTTTGGCAACTTCTATGTAAAAGTTAAAGAATAAGTGAGTGAGACCTCGTCCTCCTTGTGTAAGACAGGGGGAGGGGGTCTCGACAAATCACCCCCCCCCCTTACAT